GGTCTTACTGTTGATGCTGGATTATCATCATTCCCAACAATTCAAAGAAGAGGTGGAGGAATTGGACATAGGCAAACTGGAGCACTCAATGAATGATTATAAATATCTAAAAACCTATTAATATGGCTGCAGTAGTAACAGATCAATTTAGAATATTAAATGCTAGTAATTTTATAGACTCTGTACTGAACGAAAATAATTCTTATTATGCTTTTTTGGGATTATCTAATCCAACAACTCCGAATCCGGGTTTTGGTAGAACATCTACTTGGAATGATAACCAAAATAGTAATAAAGACCCAGTTGATAATTTAGATTATCTTTCTCATTACAGAAAAACTTCTCTTTTTGGGAAAAAAATTACAAATAAAAACATTAGTAGAGTTATTAGAAAAGTTGTTTGGACTTCTAATAGAGAGTATGATATGTATCGTCATGATTATAGTGTTAGCAACCCAACACCAAATTCAAATTCTTCTAGATTATATGACTCCAACTTCTATGTAATGAATAGTGATTTTAAAGTTTATATTTGTATTGAGAATGGATCATCTGGATCCAATCCAAAAGGTAATAAATCTAGGGATGAACCAACTTTTACAGATTTGGAACCATCATCTGCTGGAACCAGTGGAGATGGGTATATATGGAAATATTTGTTTACTGTTTCTCCTAGTGATATTATAAAATTTGATTCTACAGAATATATTGTAGTTCCTAATGATTGGAGTACATCTACAGATTCTCAAATACAAAATGTCCGTGAAGCGGGTGATTCTGATATTAATTTAAATCAATTGAAGGCAGTTTATATCGATAATGCAGGAAATAATTACAGATATAATCAAAGCAGTCCATCAGAAGAATGTAATATAGTTGGAGATGGTACCGGAGCAAAGGCATTAGTAACTATAAATTCTGAAACAAAAATTGAATCAGTAAAAATAACTGCTGGTGGTAGTGGATACACTTATGGTTATGTTGATTTAAGTCCTTTGAGACCAGAAAACCATGATAGTGCATCAGATGCTGCAAAATTAATTGTAATTATACCACCATCAAAAGGTCATGGGCATGATATTTACACTGAATTGGGAACAGATAGAGTTTTAGTTTATGCTCGATTTGATGATTCTACTAGAGATTTTCCAACCAATACAAAATTTGCTCAAGTTGGAATTATAAAAAATCCTTTAACATTTGGTGGAACAAGCATTTTTACTGATAATCAGTACTCTTCGTTATCAGCAATTAAACTTACAGTAGATATTGGGAATGAAAATGGACCGGGAATTGGAGATGAAATTACTCAGACAGTAACTGGTGGAATAGCAAAAGGATATGTTGCTTCATATGATAAAGATACAAAAGTATTGAAATATTATACTGATAGATCTTTATGTTTTAACAATAGTATAGATTCTACGGATAATACGGGAAATTCTAAAGTTTTAGATTTTAGTTCGACAGAAGAATCTGTGACTACAGATAATTTTACTGGATCTGTTGATACATCTTTTAATGATAATGTTGTTGATGGAATTAATTTGGGGGTTACTTTTACAAATGGTCTTGCTAATCCGGAGATAAATAGAAAGACAGGAGACATAATTTATATTGATAATCGAACTCTTGTAACTAGGGACTCTAGGCAAAAAGAAGACGTTAAAATTATTCTGGAATTCTAAAAACAAATGGCACAAAAAAGAAATTTAAATATTAATCCATATTATGATGATTTTAATCCTGATAATAATTTTTACAAAGTTTTATTTAAACCAGGATTTCCTGTACAAGCAAGAGAATTAACGACATTACAATCAATACTGCAAAATCAAGTAGAAGATTTTGGTAGTCATATTTTTAAAGAAGGTTCTATAGTAATTCCTGGAAATATTGCGTATGATAGTCAATTTTATGCGGTAAAGTTAAATGCTACAAATTTTGGTGTAGATGTTTCTCTTTATATTGATAAATTTATTGGTAAAAAAATTATAGGTCAAACATCGGGAACAACAGCAGAGATTGTTTTCATTGCTTTTCCCAGTGAAACATCAATTGTTGATGATTTAACCATATATGTCAAATATATTGATTCGAATAATCAATTTATATTTGATGACTTTGAAGATGGAGAGGCATTAATTGCTGAAGAAAATATTACATATGGGAATACTACAATAAATGCCGGAACAGCATTTGCCTCATTAATTAATTTAAATGCTACTTCGATAGGATCAGCAGCTTCCATTGGGGATGGTATATTTTTTATTCGTGGATATTTTGTCAATGTTTTGAAGCAAACAATTTTACTGGATGAATATACTAACACTCCATCCTATAGAGTTGGATTAAAAATAAATGAAGAGATTATAAGTGCTAAAAATGATGCATCATTATATGATAATGCTAAGGGATTTTCCAATTTTGCTGCTCCTGGAGCAGATAGATTAAAAATTACTTTAACACTAACTAAGAAACTTTTAACTGATGTTGATGATACCGATTTTGTCGAACTTTTAAGAGTTAGGGATGGTAAAAGGCAATTCATACAAGTAAAGAGTGATTATAATTTAATTAAAGATTACTTAGCAGAGAGAACTTATGATGAATCTGGAAGTTATTCTGTAGAAGAATTCGATGTTTCCGTACATAACTCTTTAAATGATAAACTTGGTAATGATGGATTATATTTTGATAACCAAAAAACAGATCAATTGAACACTCCTTCCGATGATTTATTATCTGTAAAAATTTCTCCAGGAAAAGCATATGTTAAGGGATATGATGTAGAAACTTCTGGAACAACAATATTAGATATTGATAAACCAAGAGATACTAGGTCAATATCAAAATCAAATATTCCCTTTAGAATGGGAAATCTTTTGAGAGTCAATAATGTTCAGGGAACACCAGAAAATGGTAGTATAATAAGTTTACATAGTCAGAATAATTCTGGGGGTGTGGGAATTGGTAGTGCCAGACTATACACTTTCAACTTGACAGATGCTAGTTATAGTAATAATGCTACAAACTGGGATTTATATTTGTATGATATGCAGACATATACTATTCTCAATTTGAACAATTCATTGAATGCATCCAAATCGTCTTATATAAAAGGTAAGAGTAGTGGTGCTAATGGATTTACTATTGCTTCTACTACAGGAACAGAAATTAAGTTAACTCAGACTTCTGGAACTTTTGTCGTTGGTGAACAAATAATCGTCAATGGTGAAAATAATCCAAGAGTGATTAAATCTGTAATTAATTATAGAGCAGAGGACATTAAGTCTGTAAGTCAATCTGGATCTGGAGCATTTAATTTTAAAGCAGATACTTTCTTGGAAAGATTCCCTCTTCCAAACGGGGTAACTCAATTAAGTATTACGGGAACAACAGCAACTAGTTCTGGAAGGGTATTTACTGGTATAAAAACAGATACTATTATTAGATATCAAACAGGAATAGCATCAGAAACGGTTAATAGAGTCACTAGTGTTGCATCTGATGGTTTATCGATGGATTTGGAAGCTGTAAATAATGTGACGGGACTTTTTGACGGACAGGTTTCTATTGGAACACATTTTGTTTCTATAGGTGCTCCTACCATAAGGAATGAAGATTCAGCATCATTATATGAAAAACTTCCAGAACCAAATATTTCTGATATTAATCTTTCATCAACAAATCTTCTGATAAGGGAACAGTTGACCGGTCAAACTGTAAGTATTAGTGGAGATTTAACAGTAAATATTTCAGCCTTTACCGGAATAAGTAGTGCATCTTTTGCTGGATTTGATGCCGAAAGATATTCGGTGGTTGATGATACTACTAGAGCAAATAATTCAATTACTATTGATTCTTTCGTTCATACTGATGATCAAATTACGATTAATGGATTGTCTAATGGAAGCAATGTTGTCTTAAATGCCACACTGATTAAGAAGGGAGTTCAGAGTAAGCAAAAACAATATAAGAGAAGTCAAGTATTGACTATTGATAAATCAGTATCTGGAGTAACAACTTCATTAAGTGGGTTGACTGCAAATAATTATTATGGATTAAGAGTTCAGGATGAAGAAATTTCTTTAAATAGACCAGATGTTATAAGAGTTTTAGCAGTTCATCAATCTTTAGATTCTGGATCTTCGACATTTGATCAAATTGAATTTAGTTCCAGTGTTAGTGGATCTATAGTTGGTGAAAATATTATTAGTAGTCAAAGTAATGCTATAGCAAGGATAGTACAAAATTCGACAAATTCGAGTTTAAGTGCCACTACTATCGGTATTGTCTATCTCAATACTGATAGGTTTGTTATAGGTGAAAAAGTTTCTTTTGAAGAATCTAATATTTCTTCAAATATTGTAAGTATAACGGCTGGAAAATATCAGGATTTGACAAATTCATTTGATCTTGATAAGGGACAAAAAGATCAATATTATGATTATTCAAAAATAATAAGAAAATCTGATATTGCCGTACCATCCAAAAAATTAACAGTGGTATATGATTTTTATGATGTTGATACCACTATAGAAGGAGATGTATTTACTGTAAGAAGTTATGGTGGTGATAGATTTTCCGAAGATATACCAGAAATTGGTAGAGATAGTGTTAGAGCTAGTGATACTTTAGATTTCCGTCCAAGAGTTCCAGTATTTACTGCGATAAATAAATCTCCTTTTGATTTTGATTCAAGAGATTTTTCTGGTCAGTTGACTAGAATTTTAGCTCCAAATGAAGACTCTTTAATCGATTATGATTTTTATCTTGGTAGAATTGATAAATTGTACATCGACAAAAAAGGAAATCTTTTTATCAATAAAGGATCTTCAGCACCAAATCCCGAAGAACCAATTACAACTTATAATGATTCAATGGAGTTGGCAACAATTACACTGCCACCATATTTGTATGATCCCAATGATGTTCAAATATCTTTAGTTGATAATAGAAGATATACAATGAGAGATATTGGCAAAATTGAAGATAGGGTTAAAAACTTGGAAGAAGTAACTTCTTTATCTTTATTGGAATTGAATGTAAAAACACTTCAGATTAGAGATTCTGATGGAAATGATCGATTTAAGAGTGGATTTTTTGTAGATGACTTTAAAAATAACTCTTTAGTTAATAAAAATGAGTCATCTATTGAAGTTAATGATGAAGATCAAGAATTAACACCGATTATAAGTAGAAATACTTTAGAAAGTCAAGTTGCTTTTGAAGAAATTCAGACTGATGAGAATATAGACCTTTCTGTTGATAATATCTTATTAGATTCCAATGTTCAAAAAACTGGTGGTGTAATAACATTAAAATATAAAGAAGTTGGATGGATAGAGCAACCGTTAGCAACAAGAGTTGAGAACGTTAATCCATTTCATGTTGTCGATTACACCGGAACGGTTCAATTAACACCATCAAGTGATTCTTGGGTAAGAACGTTACGTATTAACAATGCTAACATTGGTTGGGGAAGAATAGTAGTTTCTTCTCGGGATGTCGTTGTTGCCTCTGGATCCGAAAGATTTATGAGATCTAGAAATACTCAATTCTCTGTTAGAAATATAAAACCCCTAACAAAATTTTATCAATTCCTTGATGGTAATGGTGGTGTAGATTTTATTCCGAAATTGATTGAAGTGGCAACTGATGATTCATTAGAAACCTATGGATCTTCATCTCCATTTACAGTTGGTGAAACGGTAATAGGAAGATTTGGGGGTAGAAATTTAATTTCATTTAGAGTGGCAAAATCAAATCATAAGTATGGTGCTTTTAATTCACCAAGCACAGTATATAATATTAATCCATACGTCAAGGATGAAAATCTTTCTGAGGAATATACTCAATCTTCAAAAGTTTTAAATGTAGATACTTTTTCATTGGCATCACAAGCACAAGGAAGATACTCTGGTTATCTTGTTAAAGGAATGCAGTTGATTGGTCAAACAAGTGGAGCAATTGCTTATGTTAAGGATTTAAGACTAATTTCTGATAATTATGGAGATTTGATAGGTTCTTTCTTTATCAGAAATCCTCTCACTAATCCTGCTCCTTTAGTTAGAATATCTACTGGAACTAAAACTTATAGAATTACAAATAGCTCAACTAATGCAAAACCTTTGCCAGGTAGTAAACTGATAACATCAGCAGAAACTTCTTATCGATCTACAGGTTCGTGGAGGAGATTGCAAAGAGTAACTGTGAGAAGAAATCCACCCCCACCACCTATATTCTATGGAGATCCACTTGCTCAAACATTCATTGTTGGTACAAATATTGGTGATGCTCAAGCTCCAAATATTGATGCTCAAAGTGATGATACGGATGGAGCATTCTTAACTTCTGTAGATTTATTCTTTGCCAACATTCCAGAGGGTGATAGTCATCCCATAAGAATTGAGATTAGAAAAACACAATTGGGAACTCCTACAACAGAAGTTATAGGAAAACCTGCTACACTAACACCACTAGTTGTTAATAATGGAATAGAATCTGCTGGTATTATAGTTTCTAGAGATGGTGAAATAGCAACTAATGTTAGTTTTCCAGAACCTATTTGGTTGGAAGGAGGAGGTGAATATGCCATTGTTGTTGTTGCTCCAACAACAACTCAATATGAATTATGGTGTGCTCAAATGAAAGAAGAAACTGTTAATACAGATTCTCTTCCAAATGCAGAAGCTGTGAGATATGGGCAACAATGGGCTCTGGGAAGTTTATTTAAATCTCAAAACGGATCAATTTGGACGGCAGATCAATATCAAGATCTCAAATTTAAACTTTATAAAGCAGAATTTGAATCTACTTCCGGAACAGCATTTTTCTATAATCCAACACTAGATGAAAGTAATAGTTTTACACCAATTCTTGGAAATAGTCCTATCAGAACATTACCAAAGACCGGAACCATAGGAATTACCACAATAA